GCGGCGTCGGCGGCGTCGCGGTAGTCCCACACCATGTCGTGCAGGCGGGCGACGCATGGCCCGCAGGCGTACAGGCCGGCCTCGACATGGCCGGCGGTCGTGACAGGGCCGAGCCACAGAACCTTGGTGATGCGATGGCCGCAGTACAGCCAGCATGGGCCGTAGAGCCAGACTCGGCCGTCGCCGTCGTCGGGCTGCGCGGGGGCGGGTCGGGTGTTCTGCGCGGGGGTCACCGGAGGCTCCCCGGGGCGGTGTAGCGCGTGAGACCGGTGAAGAGGTGGCAGGCGAGTGCGCACCGGCCGAGGTACTGCTCGACGCCGTCTCGGTCGGCGCCGGGGGCGAGGGGGTCGAGGCCAAGAACAACGACGACCGGGCCACCGTTGATGACGAAGCTTTGCCAGCCGCACCCGATGTCGGCCCCGAGGCGGTAGTCGCAGCCGGTGACGCTGAGGACTGCCTTCCCGCCGTGGACTGTGAGGCGGCGCCCCACATCGGGGATGCGTTCAGAGGCGGGTGCGAGGTCCAGCGCGGCGGCGAGGCCGCGCATTTCCGCCTCGACGGTCCCGACTGCGCCGAGGCGGGCCGACATGGGATGGGCGATCAACAGAAACGCTGCGGTATCGCCCTGCGGCGTGGTGTCCAGCCATGGCGCCGTGAGGACGGACGCGAGCAGACCAGCGGTAGGGCGCGGCGCGGTGATCACTGTTCCTTGCCTCCGTGCAGGAAGGCGAGGTGGTCGCGGATGGTGGCGTCTAGCTCGGCGCGCTGCTCATGTAGCTCGGACAACGTTGGTCGGCCATCAGCCTGGTTCAGCTCGCCCTCACCCTCGGGGCTGACGTTGGGGGCTGGCGGAGCAGTCATGAGCGAGCCTCTCGCGTGTGACGGCAAGTCAAAATCGCCTGCTCGTATCCGCGTTGGCACGGACAGTTGCCGGTGCTAGTAGGTTGGACCGAAACGAGTCTCTTAGGCAAGTGTTCGTAGTGAACTTCGTTCATTTGGTGGGCGTTGGCATATGCCACTTGTTCGGAGAGCTCGTGACGCGACATCATGTGGCCATGGCTCAAAGCGACATGCCCACGATGCGGAGCCGTCGACTGGGCGGCGAACTGCGCCGTCTCCGAACCGAGGCCGGCCTCAAGGTCCAAGACGCCGCTGAGGCGCTGGAGTGCGGCCACCCCAAAGTGAGCCAGATTGAGAACGGCAAGCGCGGGATAAGGCAGCTTGACCTGACGACGCTGCTCAACCTCTACGGCGTGACCGATGACCGTCAGCGCGCGAACTTGAAGCGGCTTGCGAAGGAGGTTCACCGGGTTGACTGGTGGACCAACGCAGGGCCACTGCTACACGACTCGTTGAAGGACTACCTCACGCTGGAGGTGGATTCACAGCTTGTGCGCACGTACGAATCGATGGTGATCCCTGGCCTGTTGCAGACCGAGGCATACATGCGCCGCGTCATCGGCACGGCGGGAGACCCGGACCGGACTGAGACCCTTGTCGAGACGCGGCTCAAGCGGAAAGACGTGTTGGACAACCACCCTGGCTTTACGCTGCGAGCGGTCATCGACGTTCCAGCGCTGCACCGCATCCCCGGGCCGCGCGCCGAGGTCAGAGACCAGCTTGAGCACCTGGTGCAGGAGACGAAGCGTCGCAACGTGACGATCCAGGTTCTACCGCTCGACGCGGCGCTCCCTATCGACCAGTGGCCACCATTCACCATCTTCACTCTGCGCGATGAGCCGCCTGTCGACGTTGTATGGCTGGAGCACATCGCCGGGGGTACGCTGTTGGAACAGCGGCGCGACGTGCCAAGGTACGGTGCGGCTTGGGACGAACTAACGGCGGCGGCTCTGTCGCCCGCTGCGTCACAGCAGTACCTTCGTGATCTCATCAAGGACGACTGACATGACCCCCCCGCCCAGCACACACGATGGCGTCGCTCCCGAGACGGAAGGCGCCTTTTGGCACAAGAGCACCTACAGCGGCAACGACAACGGGTGTGTTGAGCGTGGCAGGCTGACCAGCGGTCGCCACGCCGTGCGGGATACGAAGGATCGGGCACGGGCGATGCTCTTTTTCGAGGCCAGCGCCTGGGAAGACTTCGTTACGTCCGTTCGTCGCGGGGACCTCTGAGCCCTTCCAGTGTTCGAAATAGCGGCATTCGTTGAAGGCGCGGCACGGGGCGAGCTGGACCGCGCATAGCGCGCGATGCGGGCCCCATACGACACAACCCACCCCTGAGCGGCCATGCTCGGCCGTACAGGGGGCGCAGTGCTGTCCAGTGGCGGGCCGCTCTGACTCCAATGCCTCCGCCCGGATGATCACTGCCGCCGGAGGGAATGTTTCAGGCATGGTTGATGCGACGGGCGCAGAGTGGTTCAAGTCGAGCTACAGCAACGGACAGTCCGCCTGCGTCGAGGCGGCGTTCCTCGGCGACGGCGGGGTCGCGCTGCGGGACACCAAGGATGAGGGCGAAGGCGCGGTCATGGTCTTCCCGGCTTCCGGCTGGGCGGCGTTCGTCAAGAGCGCGGTCCGGAGTGAGCTGGGCGGCGCATAACGCGCGATGAGTGTTGCGGGCCCCCAACGACACAAGGCGCCCCCTGTACTGGCCGTGATCGGCCGTACAGGGGGCGCAGTGCTGTTCATTCGGTGGCGAGTTGCCACAGGGTGAGGATGAGGCCGGCGACGGCGATCAAGGCGGCGACGCTGGGCAGCGGCCAGCGTGACCGTTCGAGGGTGTCGAGGCGGGCCTCGTGATCGGCAAGGGCCTTGTCGGTCTGGTCGCTGCGCTGGACGAGCAGCGCGAGTGATCCGTCGACCCGGGTGAACCCGACGTCGACGGAGCGCCGTAGCCGCTCCAGTTCGAGGGCGACCTCGGGCGGGTTGGTCACGGGGTGTCGGTCTCCTTCCGCGCGAGGGCGCGCAGCTTGTTGTCGGACATGCGCAGCCATGCGGGCAGCAGCGCGTCGACGGACGGGAGCGCCATCACGCGCGTGATAGCGGCGGCGACGGCGAGGCCGGTCGCGACCCACGGCAGGGCCTCGGGCAGGCCGGCCGCGGCCACGATTCCGGGGAGTGCGGCGGCGAAGCCGAGTACCCACTGCACGGCGGTGCGGATGGTGCGGCGGTTGGCGTCGGTCATAGCGGTACCTCTCTCGAACAGGCGGGGAAAGGGTTGGCCGGCCCGCGTTTGCGGGCCGGCCAGGGTTGCGGGCGGTCACGGGATGGTGAGCTCGTCGCCCGGGTGGATGGTGTACGGCGCGGCGATGCGGTTCGCGCGGGCGATCTCCTGCCAGGTGACGCCCGGGTACCGGCCGGCGATGCCCGAGAGGCTGTCGCCGCGCCGCACGGTGTAGATGCGGGCGCCGGGCACGCGCAGTTCGTCGCCGGGGTGGATCAGGTCGCCGCGCACCTTGGGGTTGAGCCGGCGCAGCTCGGCGACGCTCATTCGATGCGTCTTGGCGATGCCCCACAGAGTGTCGCCCTTGCGCACGGTGTAGGTGCCGGGGGCAGCCCCGCCGGGGGAGTCGTCGAGCAGCTTGGCGACGCGGGCCCGGATATCGCGCATCATGGCCGCGGCCGGCTTTCCCGGGCCGCGCGGGTCGATCTTTCCTCGCTGCCACTCGGCGTGACCGATGACGCTCCGCTCGGTCCAGCGGTGCGCGCGGCAGATCGCCGCGGCGGCGCGGGCGATGGCGTCGACTTGCTGCTCAGGCCAGGGGTCGCGGCCGTCGCCGCGGTTGATCGCCTCGAACCCGTAGAAGCGCGCGTTGCCGTCGGTGTTGTTCTCGTTGGCGGCGGGCAGCGGGTGCCGCTCGGCGATGACGGCGCGCAGCACGTCGTCGTCGCCGGCGCCGGCATGGTTAGCGCGGCCGTGCCCGACGAGGTGCACGCGGCCGGCCTTGTCGACGACGCCGTGACACAGCGGGCCGGGAAGTGCGGCGTATCCGTCGTAGCAGAGCCGTACCGAGGCATCGGTGCCACTGGTCACGGTGTGGTGGATCATGACGCCGTTGACGGGGCTCCATCCGGTTCCGCGCTGGCCGCGGTTGTGGGTGCGCCACGAGCGGTAGCCACTGACGTCGACTCCCTCGTCGAGCAGCGCGTCGAGCAGCCGGTCGGCAGAAAGCGGTGTTGCCATGGTGAGTCTCCAGACATGAGAAAACGCCCCGGCGCGGGTGCGTGGGGCGTGCGGTGGGGGTGCTCTCAGGCGGCGGCCGATGCGGTACCGCCGTCTTCGTCGACGAGGCGCAGGCCGGGGCCGGGCGCCGGTGGTTCGGCGGTTTCGGGGGCCGGTTCCGGGGCGGCGCTGTCGGATGCCTCGGCCGGTGTGGCGGTGGGCGGGGCGGGGACTTCGTCGGGCGTGATCGTGTTGCGGGTGTAGGAGGTGAACAGCCGGGTCTGTATGGCTCCTTGCGAGGTGCTGTTGCGGTGCTCGATCTGGACGAGGATCGAGCTTCCCCACGAGGCGCCGTCGAGGGGATGTGTGATGGTCCGCGAAGTCCAGGTGCCGGCCGTGGCGGTCCATGAGTCGATGGTCTGCGGGGTGCCGCTGCCGACGGCGTAGTTCACGCGCACTTGTCCGCCCGAACTGCACCAGGAGGAAAGAGAGAGGACGAGAACAGCGTTCTGCGCGGGGTAGCGGCCCACGAACGCGAACTGCCAATCAGCGGTTCCGTCGAGCGTTGTGTACGGCGTGGGGTGCAGCGGGAAGGGAATCCACGGGCGGCCGAGGAAGCGGTCGGCGTACGCGTCGTCCATGACGATCGTGGTGGTATCACGGGCGCGGATGCGGATCATGCCATCGGATGAGCCATCGGCCCCGGAGTCGAGGGCGATCGGCCCGCCTTCCCGCCGGATGGACACGCCATAGCGGCCGTTCGGCCACTGGCCCGTGGCAAAGAGCAAGTTGCCGTTGGGGGCGTAGGCGGCGAAGAAACCGCCGTCACCGACGGCGACCGGACCGCGGATGCGGTTCAGTGCCGGCCGCATGTTGGCGCGGCCAGAGAGCTGCCGTACCTGCCGTTCCAAGGTGCGAATGCGGTCGAGCAGGTCGAGGGGGATCGCAGCCATGGCTAGTTAGCCTCCAAGGTGAGCCGGGCGGTTTCGGGCCGGCCGCGCTCTGGCGGCGAGATGGCGAGCCCGACGACGCGGTACCGGGCATCGAGGCCGTTCGGCCACCACAGGTCGCGTACGCGAAGTCGGATGGTGGCACCGAGCAGCGCCGGGGAAACCGGGGTGCGGCCCATGTGCACGGTGATCTCGGGTATGGTCCGCGGCCGGCGCGCGGTGGCGAGGTCAGCGGTTGCGTGGGCGTCGAGGGTGCTTTGCCGTTCGACGGTGGCGTAATCCGAGGAGCCATCCAGCCGGGGCCACCCCTGGTCGGTGTCGGCGCGGGCGATGAGCCGTTCGGACATGATCGGCACCGTGTCGGCGGCTTGGTCGCTGTTGTCGGTGGCGCCGCGGGATTGCCAGGTGTTGGCGCGCGTGGTGGCGTCGACGGGCCAGGTGTAAGACAGGACGGGCCCGGGGTGGTCGAGGACGATGTCGGTCGATCCGGTGCGGATGACCGGGTGTCCGAGCTGCAAGCGCTTGATCCTGCGTCCCGAGGCGGGGTCGCGGTAGGAGGCGATGCGCCACTCGAACCCGTTCTGCACGGCGGCGAGGTTGTCGAGCAGGTCCCGCACGATGTGCAGGTCGTACCGTCGCCATGTGCGGTCGCGCAGCACGCCGGATGTCTCGGTGCCGTAGGTGATGCCGATGTCGCCGCCGGGGACGCTGGCGGTGTAGTCGATCAGCCCGCGGGCGATGTCGAACTGATCGGTTTGCGTGGCGGTGAGGCTGTCGTACGCGATCCGGTGCGTGAGGTAGGAGTCCCACGTACCGGCCTGGATCTCCACGGAGATGAATCCCCGCTCGTCGGACCGGGTCGAGGCGGTCCACAGGATGCCGCCCCACCAGATGTCGCGCCCGCGTTCGACCCATAGCGCGGTGCGGCCGGGAGTGATCGCCGCGCGGGCCCGTTCGGCGAGCTCGGAGTTCGGCACGGGGACGGTAGCCGAGAGCCGGCCCGTCTTGCCGATGAAGTCCTCAAGCTCCACCCCGGACACCGACAGGACGTCGAGCAGTTGATCGGATCGAAGGTCGCAGAACAGCGCCCGGTATGCCGGGCCGGTCATCCGGCGGCCTCGTAGGTGGCCATGCCGCGGATCGCCATCACGCTCGACCAGGTCCACGGCGTGACGGCGTCGACGGCCCCGGTGTTGTCGGGCGGATCGCCGCCGACCAGTCCGGTAGTGGGGTCCAGAGCGAACCGGGTGGAGTCGTAGCAGTAGACACGGGCGATCATGCGGCGCGATGCCGAACCGGCGAGCTGCGCGTACCCGATCATCAACTGCGAGCCGGCCGCGGGAACGGGCAGAGAAAACAACCAGTTGTCGCCGGTCCCTCCCGCGAAAGTCGTCGTACTGCCGAACGTGATCAGATACGACAGATGGACCGTGGGGCCGTGCTGGACATAGCGGCAGTTCAGCGTCGCGTTTCCGAATGACGAGTGATTGGTGCCGCTGCTGGATGTCCATGCCGGCGTCCAGCTCTGCCACTGCGGCCGGGGCGGGTGGGCGCGCCACGTCTCGCCGTCCCAGCGCTGGAGCCATTCGCCGGTGTCGCGGTACTGACCGACGTAGGAACCCGGCGTGGTGGGGTCCATGCCGCGCGCGGTGATGCCGCCGTGCGCGGTGGTGTGGTCGCGGCGGTCGGTCAGCGCCGAGGCCCAGTCGATGCCGCCCGTTCCGGCGGATGCGCCGGCGGGTACGGCGATGTCCCACAGCGGCAGCGCAGCCGGAGGAAGCGCGGGCGGCTCAGGCGCGGGGTCGGGGGCGCCGCTGATGATCTCGACCGTGGCGGCGGTCTGCCCTTCGGCGTCGTACAGCCCGTCGTATACGCGCATGATCACGGTGTCGACGCGGTCGTACTGCGCGTTCCCGTCGTCGATCGTGAGCGTCTCCGGCTCGGTGACGGCTACAGGGTAGGCGCCCTGCGCGACGGTGCCCTGCACGATGGCGCGGCCGGTGCCAATCTGGACTTGCATGGTCGACACCCCGGTCGCGGCGAGCGGGTCGCCGCCGGCCAGTACCCCGGGCCGCGTGGTCAGTTCGCCCGCGGGGGTCATGGTGCCGAGCGGGGCGAGGCGGGTATCAGTGCGGGTCTGCCCCTCGGGCAGCAGCCAGGCGGCGCGCACGGTCACGGTGGGTACCTCCGGTTCACCAGCAGGCGGAGCGCCACCGCAGCGAGCAGGCGGCGCGAGGGTCGGTCGGTCCGGGAGCGGCACGGAACGCGAGGTTCGTGGTTCCGGGGGAGAGGATGAACGCCTGCTCGGGCGTTGAGCGGGTGGTCACGGTGTAGAGCCGGTTCGCGGTGCGGTTGAGCGTGACCGTCCCGGCGGCGGTGTCGACGAGTAGCTCGTCGCCATCGGCGAGGGCGATGTCGTATTCGAGGACGTCGCCGGTGTCGAGGCTGGTCAACGAGGGGAGTTCGACGGGGCCGCGGAAGGTAATCCGGGGATGTGCGGGGGCGTCGCCGTGGTTCACGGCCACCAAGGACCCTGATGCGCCCGGTGTTCCGAAGGTGAGAGGCCATGCGAGGCCGGCCTCGGTGAGCTCCTCGTCGCCGCTGACGCGGAAGTCGAGGCCACTCTCGGGCTGCGGCAACTGAGTCTCGGCGCGCTGCTCCATGAGCGCATACCGCCGCGGGTCGGACGCTTCCCACTGCACCGCGCCCTCGACGACCAACCCGAGCGCATAGCCCCCGGTGGTCACGGGCACGGTGCGCCGGATGCACCGCGCCCACGACAGCAGCGGCGGGGAGTTGTCGAGCTTGATGACGAGCGGCAGCTCGGCCTCGCCCGGTGCGCTGGCCGCGGACAGAGCGCGCACAGCCGGGCCCATGGCGCCCCGGGATGTGCGGATGACAATTCCCTCAACGGTGATGGTGCGCGGCTGTGCCAGCAGCCGGCCCGGGAAACCGCCGTGCGCATCGGCCCGGGGCACGGTGCCGGAATCCAGCGCGGGGGACTCCTCCCACCCGGTGAGGTACTGCCAGCCATACGGGGTGCCGGGGCCGAGCAGCAGCTCGCCGAACTGCACATGTCCCGGTCGGCTGACTTGGTCGCCGGCGGCCATGGCGTCACCCCCCTGCCTTGGCGCGCCAGGCGAGCGCGGCGGCGGTCTGGTCGGCGGTCGCGCTGCCGGCGTGCCAATGCTCGATCTGCACGGCCGGCATATGTCCGCCGGCCGCCGTACCGCCGGCGCCAGTCGACGCCGCGGTTGCGAACTGCGGCCGGTCCGGCACTGACACGAGATTGCGCATGGTGCGGTCGACGGCCGGCGCACCGGCCTCGATACCCGCAACGATGCCAGCGGGAATCCAGCGGCCGACCTGGTCGCGCATCACCTTGGAAGGCGAGCCGATGCCGAGCACACTAGATATGGGTCCGGGAATCCAGTCCGTTGCCCAACCGGTGATCTGATTTTTGAGCCACGAGCCCATGCCGCGGATACCGTCCCAGATCCCGCGCACGACATCTTCGCCGATGTCGACCATGTCGCCGCCGAGATCAGAGAAGTAATCGACGATGTCCCCTGGAATCCCTTGGACGTAGTCGAGCATCTGCCCGCCCTTGCGGCGTACACCGGAAACAGCGTCGTCCCAGTGCTGAATAATCCGGCCCGCCAACGTCCAGTTCAAGAAGAGGCTGACGAGTCGGCTCGGGATTCCCCGGACCCAGCCAACGAGTCCGTTCCAAATCTCCTTGGTCTTGGTCCGTATGGTGTCCCAGTGCTTGATGATCAGGCCAACGAGGGTGAAGTTCAGGAAGATGTCGACGAGCTTGCCGGCAACCCACTGGATCTTATTCCAGACCCAATCCCAAGCTTGAGCTGTCCATTTCCTAATGGTGTCCCAGTTGGCAATGATGAGCGCGACCAAACCGACAACGGCGGCGATGATGAGCGGTATAGGGCCCATGGCGATCAGCCACGCCGCAGCCATGCGGATACCCTGTGCCGTGGCCTGTGCCCCCATCAGCAGCCATCCGGCCACCACCCGGGCAGCAGTGGCGGCGGACGTGTAGCCGGCGGCGATGGCGCTCGCCTGCGTAGCGATCCACGCGCCGACCACCTTCGCGCCCTGAACCGTGGACGTCACGCCCATGCGGATCAATGCGGGAAGCAGCACCGCGGTAATGACTGCGGCGCCAACGTGTATTGCCGTCGCGTGCTCGCGGTAAAAACCGACAGCTCCCTGAATTGCCGGAATCACCTGGTTGCCCAGGACTTTGACTATGCCCTGCTGTAGAGCACGCTTGAACGTTTCGATCCTCGTAGCGGCGTTATCGCGCATGGCGTCGCCGGCCGCATCCGTAGCGCCTCTAACATCGCCCAGTGCCTCGACAGCGCTTGACGGGTCGAGCGCGTACAATGCGTCACCGAGGTCCTCAGCTTTCGTTCCAAAAAGTTCGATCGCAATTGCGTTGCGCTCGACAGGGTCCTCGACGTCCCGCAGTGTGTCGAGAATGCTATCGAGCGCGCCCGTCGCGGAATCTCCACCTTCGCCAAGAGCGGCGAACAGTCCGTCGGCATTGAGGCCGAGAGATTCGAACCCACCGCGCACGCGGTCGGCGCCGGCGACGGCTTCAATTGAGAATTCTTTGATGGCGTCGGCGACGGTGTCGGCGTCGCGCGCGCCGCCCTGTAGGCCCTGCTGAATCAGGCCCATGGAGGCGGACCCGTCCAACCCCATATTGCGGAACTGGGTGGAATATTCGGAATAGGTGTCGAGCAGGTCCTCGGCGGCATTCGCGCCGCGCTGCGTGCCGCGCACGAGGATGTCGAGGGCCTCGTCGGCAGACTCGGCGACGCCCGTTCGCAACAACGGCCCCGACGTCCTCGCCCATGACGGCGGCGGTATCGGCCACGCGCCGGCCGAGGGTCGCTATCTGCTCTTGCGTTGCCTCGGGCGGCAGCAGACCGTTTCGGGCAATGCCCGTGATGACGTCGGCGCCGTCCTGCACGCTGTTGACGATGGCGCCGGCGTACAGGTCGCCGGCGACCTTGCCGTACCGCTCGGCCACCGGGCCCGTGACACCGAGCTGCGCCTCGATCTGGCCGGGCACCTTGCCCTGTTCGAGGGCATCGCCCAAGCCGACGACCAGGGCGGCACCGATGCCCGCGCCGATAGTGGCGGCGGCGATACCGCGCAGCGATGAACCGATGCCCTCGGCGGCCTGGTCGGCGCCGTCTTGCGCGCCGTCGGCCAGACCGTCACCGAGTGCGGCGCCGGCCGCGGTGCCGGCCCGGTCGGCGTCCGCGGTCATCCGGTTGCCGCCGGCCCGCACCCTGCCCTCGGCGCGCCGCATGCCGGACTCGGTTTCCGAGTCGTCGACGCGAACGAACGCGACGAGATCGCCCACGGTGAGCGCCACAGGGCATCACCTCCGGGCGGTCGAGCCCCCCTTGCCGGGCGGCTTGGATTCGGGGGCGAAGTGCCGGGCGAGCCGTGAGTCAGGCGCCGAAAGCAGGCCGAGGACCCGCACGCGCAGCCAACGCCACGAACGGGCGCGCAGCAGACGCCGGTCGCCGACGTCGACGCCGTACGTCTCGTGCAGATCCGCCTCGACGAGCGGCCACTCGGTAAGGATCTGCGGCCACGTCACCGACGGCGCGCCCCGCCGCGCCTTCCTCGGCGGGCGGGCGCCGGGTGGGTACTCGTACCACTCGTAGAGCCCCGAGACGGGGTCGCGCTCGCCGTATCCGATCGGATCGCGCGACGAGCCGCCCGGTTCGGGGCCAGCCGAGAAGGGTCGCCAGCCGCGTTCCAGAACCGCTCTGCGGCGGCCTTGTCCTGCGCAATCCAGACCATCGCCGTCAAGGCGCAGTGCTTGAGCGCCGGCCATGAGACGCCATCGGCGACGAGCAGATCGTGCGCCTCGCCGAGAACATCGCGATACAGGTCACGCTCGGCGGCATCGCCGAGCACCTTCTGATCGACCTTCCCGCCATCGGCCGCGACCGCCGCGGCGTTGATAAGTGCCTGCGTGCGCAACCCGATCTCAGCCGACGGCGCCTGAACCGTGTAGACCTTCCCGCCGAGCGGTAGCCGCAGGGACTCGTCGAGCAGCTCGTCGAGAGCCTCAAACGCCATCAGGCAACAGCTCCCTTCGCGCTCGTCAACTTGGCGAGCGGGGTCACCGAAGCCAGAGCACCGGCGCCGGTACCGGCCGGGTTCTCAATCTCGGCCAGCATCCCCGAGCCGGTCAGGGTCACGCTGATCGTGTCGACGTCTTCCGGGCTGCCCCCGTCCGGCTCCCAAGTGACCAGCGCACGCCCCTCGTACGCGTCGTCGGCGCCGAACCGGTCGAAGTACCGAATGTGCACATAGGAAGCAGCACCGAACGAGCGCGACGCCTTCCTCAGCGCTTCCTGCGCGGCATTGAACGCCCCGGTTTCCGGGTGCGCGCGGTGAGCGAGGGTGAGCTCGACCGTCCAGTCGAGCTTGGTCACGGCGTGCTCGCCCCAACCTTCCTCGTCGTAGGTGGTGACTTCCTGGTGCGTCGGCTCGGTCGCCGGCGTGAACTCCGTAATGCCCGGGACCAGAGTCCACTCGGGCAGATCTATGGTGCCCATGTCCAGCTCAAGGCGGTACCGCCGCGCAAGCGCGGTGACCGTCTCGGCAATGGGCGGCGGCGTGGTCATCGCGGCGCCTCCTTATTCGAGGTTGGGGTGCGCACGGTGCGCGCGGGCGTAGTAGTTGGCCGAGCGCTCCATGCGGCCGGCCAAGTCAGCGCCGATCGGCGCGCCCGATGCGCGATAGATGAGCTGCACGCGGACCGCGCCGAACAGGTGCGGGCCGCTGCCGTGCAGCACCTCGAACACCTCGTCGTCGAGCTGGTCGACGCCGCGCGGGTCCGCGCCGGCCCGGGTGCGGACCTGCACGCCGGTGATGGTGTCGGTGAGCGCGGCCGAGTCGGTGACGGGATAAGCGGCGAGCACGATCGCCCGGTCGGGAGCGGGCGGCGCGGTGGCAATGGTGATCGCGGTCTCGGCCTGGTCGTACACGCCGTCGGGCCGGTAGATACCGACGCCGGCGTTGTGCAGCAGGCGGGCGAGACCGTCGAGAAGGTCGACGGTGTAGGACATCAGCGCAGGGCCCGCCGGACCTGCGCGGCGATCAGTGCCTCAACCGTGCCGGCCTGCTCGGGCAGCACCGATTCGAGGTACTTCGCCGATCGGCCCGGGGAATGCCGGGCGCGGAGATCCTCGTGAACCCTGGTCGCGTACGGGGTGTCGTAGGACACGGCGGCGGTCAGTTCGCTCTCGTCGACCACTGCGGCGCCGGACCGTTCGAGGGTCCCCTCATCGATGGGGACGCGCTTACGGGACTCGGCGAGGACGTGTTCGGCGGCGAGCAGCACACCGCGGGCCGCGCCGCGGCGTATGCCGGCAGTCGCCGCGGCGGCGTTCCAGTGCAGCTGGGCGCGTCGCGTCATCCGTAAACACCTCCATCATCTGCTTCCATCTGGTGGGGGAATTGGGTACCTGATCAATTTCGGTTACGAACGATCAGAAATTAAACGCAAGAGGCAAACTTCGAGCACGGCAGAGTCTTGGCCGAAGTGATCGCATAGGGTGATCCTGATTGGCCCTTCAGCCTCCCCGTTGACCCCGGCCGGTATATCGGTCGGGCTTTGGCCCTTGCAGTTGCGAGGGCCACCGGAGGCGAGAGGAGCCAATATGCAGAAGAAGCGACGCAAGCATCGGAAGCGCGAACCGTTACCCAGGTGGGTTGAGATCGCGGTCGTACTCCTGACTGCGCTCGCGCCTTTTGCACCGTGTGTGGTACTGCTGCTTCTTAAGTGAAGCTGTAGCAGGTGGACGGCCGACAACGGCGGACCCCGGAGCGGGTCCGGCCGGTCTCAACTCGGCCGGACCCGCTGTACCCACACACGGCAGGCTGCGGCCTCGGGGCAAACCGGGGCCGCAGCTCACACTCACGGTGTGGGCAGCAAATGGTACGCCGCCACCATCCAAGGTGGTGCGGCGTGCTCCCATGTCATGTTCCCAGAACTTAGCATAGCCAAGTGGCAAGTTTTACGTGCCAAATCTCTTGGATTGAGCCGGCCAATTCGCGGGCCCAATTGGCCGGAGGATTCGTTCTGATGCGCCACGTTACTTACATGTCAGTTCCAGGCACGCAGGTACCGGCAGGCCCGGGGCGGTGTGGTGGGCGACGATCAGTGCGGTTGTCATGCGGCCGGTGGGCAGGGTGAGCCGCGAGCCGGCCGGGCACTGGATGTCGGGGCCGGTAATGACGATGGCCGAGGCGACGAGCTGCCGGCCGTCCGTCGCGCGGACCAAGCGGGGGCGCTCGTCCACCAGGGCGGGCACATCCGGCTCGGCCGGACCGTACGCCGGCCCATACGCGCCGTCCCCTATATAGGGCTCCACTGTGACCCGGTGCCGCAGTAGAGCGGCGGGCACGCGGGTCACCATGGGAAGACGACTCCCGGTTCGAGGCTGGCTCGGCGCAGCGCCCGGTCGGCGCGCGGCGCGAGTTCGACGCCGCGCGACTGCGTGCGGCGCCCGGTGCGGCCGGACAGGGAAACGGGGCCGATGCTGACGCTGTCCCACTGCCCGGCCGCTCCGGTGCCGTCATCTCCGGCGGCGAGCTGGTATTCGACCTGCGCGCACGTCGCGTCGGCGAGGGCGGCGGCGATGGCCGGTTCGGTGGGGTCGCCGTCGTCGTCCACGGGGTAGACGGCGGTCAGCAGCGCAGAGTCGATGTCCTCGCTCGCGCGGGCGAGCAGCCGTTCGGCATCGGACGGGGCCGGTTGCCCGGTCCATACGGCGAGCTGTTCGGGGGTGGCGTAGACGCGGCCCACGGCATCACCCCTTCCGGGAACGAGAACGGCCCGCAGGCTTCGGTGTCTGCGGGCCGTCGTCGGGCGCGGTGGCCGGGGTCTTGTCGGGTGGTCCGTCGTCGCGCTGCTCGATCCGGTAGCCGTGGCGCTGGAAGTACAGCAGCGCGCCCGGGTCCGGGTCGGTGACCGTGGCGCGGCCGTCGACGAACGGCACGCCGGCGAGCAGTCCGCGGCGCGGTGTGGGTGCGGTGATCTCGTATTCGGTCATCACTGCACCTTGATGTTGCGCAGCACCGCGGCGGCCTTGGTTGCCTTGAGCGCGACGGCGACGGGGCCGAGTTCAACCTCGCCGGTCTTGACGGCGCCGGCGGTGGCGAAGTCCGGGAGCCACTGGCGTACGAGCTGCCCGCCAACGGTGCTCACTGCGTGGAAGCCGTCGAGGCCGAGGCGAACGGCGTAGATGTCCGACAGTCCCTCGACGGGGGACCCGCCAATGCTGCGGGTCTCGATCGGGATGACGGGATCGGAGCTGCCGGCCTTGGCGCCGAGGTCGACGAACACGACGCCGCCGTATGACTCGACGGTCTGCCCGAATGCGTTCTCGGTGCGGGAGTGGTAGCCGGCCCGGCGGGCGAGGGACTTCACTCGGGCAATGGTCTTCTTGTTGCCCAGGATCGCGGACGGTTCGCCGTCGAGCAGGGCGAGGAACTCGTCGAGGGTGTCGAGGGCGTCGTGCGTCTTGACCGGGTCGGCGCCCAGCGTGGCGCCGGTCCAGTCCGGCGACTCACCGGCTCCCATCTCCGTGGAGCTGCCGGCGAGGGCGGCGTCGAGTCCGTCGAATCCCTGCTCGGCGCCGGCGGTGTCGTCGCGGACTCCGTTGATGACCTGGTCGGAGAAGAACGCGCGGGCGGACTTGATCGTCTGGGCCATCTGAAACGTGGTCTCGGAGGTGGCGGCGGCGCCGAGGTTGGACAGGACACGGTCGATCTCGAACGCCCCGCCCAGCGGGGACAGGTCGACGGTATAGCGCAGCCGCTTCGCTTCGGCCTTGGCGTACTCGGTGTTCAGCGGGCGGAACGCGGCGCCGCGCTCGGTGATGAGCCGGGTGTATCCGTAGGTCAGCGTCGCGCCCCCGCCGGCAGGGCTGACGACGTCGTCGAAAGTGAGGTTGTCCAGCAGCCACGAGGACTTGCGGAACTCGTCAATCACGGTCAGGTCGATGTCGTCCTGTGTGTTGAGCTTGGCATCGGCAAGCGTGATAGCCATGGGCGGATGTCTCCTGTCAGGGGTCAGCCGCCCATGCGGGCGGCGATGGCGTCGTGCAAGGTGGCCGGCCGCTTGTCAGCGCCGGGCGCGCCGCGGAACTCGCCACCGGCCCGGGCCGGCCCGGTCGCGACGGCGCGGTACAGGTCCGGGTCGGCGTCGACTGTGGCGGTAATGGCGGCCTTGAGCTGCTCGTCGAACTTCGCGTCGGCCGGGTCGAGCTTGGCGACGGCGTCGAGGAACGACCGGGAGTTGAGCAACCGGTCGGCCCGTGTGCCCTGCTCGCCTGCGGCCTTGTAGGCAGCGAGCTCTACCTGCGCGGTGCGGAGCTGCGCGGACAGGTCGGCGATCTGCGTATCGCGCTCGGCGACCGCGGCGGCGAGCTGCGCCGGGTCCTGCTCTCCGTCCTGGGCGTCCGGGTTGAGCGCCTTGTTCACGGCGTCGAGCGCGGCCTGCAACTGGTCGCGCTGCTCGGCCGCTTCCTGCGCCTGCCGCTGGGCGTCGGCGAGCTGCTGCTCGGCGGCCGGGTCCGGAACCGGCGGCGGGGCGGGCGGGTCCTGCTGGTCCGGGTCAGAGTTCGGGTCGCCGCCCTCGCCCGATCCGCCGAGGACGGGCCAGAAGGCGCGGCCGGTCTTGGGAGAGACGTAGACGGCGCGCTGTCCGGTGCGCGGGTGTACGGGCAGGGAGTCGTCGACGTGGGTCTCGGTTTCGGGCATGGCTGCGGGGCCCTCCATGGGGTTTGCGGACATGAATGAGGGCCCGCCGGCGGCGAGCCCTCATTCCCTACGGTCGGTTTGTTTCTGGCTACGTGAAGTCGTACAGTCGGCAGCGGCTTAGGAGAGGCAGCCGACGTTTTTGTCGCCTACGAACAGTTGCGGAGTTTCCGTGCTTCTCCTTGCCGTGATTCGAGCTCTCTTTGCGGTGCTCGTCGCCCTTCTCATGGCTCTGACATACATCTCTTGGCTGGTGCTTCCAACATCACGCCATCAGGCATTCCTTGATGTTGTGGGACAGCTCAAGGAGTGGACGCTCGGTGTAATGCGACAGCTCACCTAGGCAGGGAAGGACTAGCGGAGGCTCCGCGAGCTGGCCCGGCAAGTGGCCGGGTCTTGGCGTAGCCGCGGACCCACGCGCTACGGCGTAGATCACCCTTGGGGTACGGACAGACCGTCACGGGGTCGCCTGCACGGCCGGCGGCGGCGCCGGCGTTGATGGCGCGTACGAGGTCGCCACGAGTGCCCACTGCTGCCCCCTCTCAGAGCCGGTTCTGCTGCGTATTGCGGGACTGCCGGGCGATCTCCGCAGCGGCGTTGCGCTCGCCGGTGAGTTGCTCGGTGTACTCGGCAAGCGTAGTGCGCGGGTGATCCTGCCACCACCGTTTGAGTTCCTCCGATGCCCGGGCGTAGGCGATGTGCGCCGGCCCGGTGAATAGCGCGCGCGGGTCGACGCCGTCGGCCTCGGCCCGCCGGTTGAGCAGGTAGCCGCGCAGCTCGGTCTCAGCCTCCAACCACTGGGCATAGACGTGCTCGCGGTACATCTCGCGTATCTGCTCGCGGGTGTAGCTTCCGCGCGCGGCGGCGGCCTCTTCCTCCCGTTCGGCGATCCAACGCTCGGTGGCGGACAGGCCGGCGTACCGATCGCCATCGTTGAGGGCGAGGTGCCCCCACTCGTCCTGGCCCGCGGCCGGTGCGAGCGCCTCGTCGACGGCGGCCCGGTCGGCGAGCTGCCCATCGATGGTGTGCGCGCCGGCCGCTTCCGGCGCCGGGTCGGGCGGGTACCGGCGGTCGAGCTCGTCGGCGATCCGCTCGGCCTCGTCTTCCCGGGCGTAGCGGATAGCCCAGCCGAGCACGTCATCGCCGACGCCGGACAGATCCACGGTGAGCCGTCCGCCGAGGTCT